ATCAATACCTTCCTTGGCTTCCGGTTCGTCACGCTTGGCGACCGCGATGAAGGTGGTCTTGGCTTCGGCTCCGCGAACATCCGTCAAAACTGGTTCTTCCATCGTGATGCTGTCGGTATGGGCATTGGCATGAACACGAAGACTGAGATCAACTATGTCCCTGAAAAGACATCGTTCCTCGTGGCTTCCATGTTCTCGGCTGGTGCAGTTGCTATCGACGCCGAAGGCATCGTGAAGGTCGAAACCTACGAAGCGTAAGGAGCTACCATTATGGCGTTCGATATTGCTAACTTCGGCCCTCTTGGTGGTCAGTCTCGCCGTGGTAAGGCTCCGATGTGGTGGACCTACACCACCACGGATGCTCACACTGCGGTTGATGCAGCGGGTTACTTCGGCTCTTCTTATGGTGGTGTCTATAACCACCTTGAGATCGGCGATGTGATCTATGTTTGCGTGACCTCTGGTGGCGCTCTCTCGACGGCTGGTGTCCATGTTGTGAAAGACAAGGCATCTGGCACGGTCGATGTCTCCAATGTCACGGCCTTTACGGTCACTGACTCCGACTAAGTTAGGTGGCTAACGCCATCTACACTGAGAAGCATGGGGGTTGCGCTATCGTATGTGGCGCAGCCCCTTCTTTGTTTGCTGATTTAGAGGCGGCTCGACTGCTTCGGCCAGACGCTAAGATATATGGTTGCAACAATACGGCGGCACTTGTCCCAGAGATTGAGCATGTCTGGACTCATCATCATACTCTGGCTGGACAATTTAAGAGGGACGCGAAGCGACCCATTTACGTTCACGGTAACACCCAATACCCAGACATTGACTACTTCTGGCCTGAGCATTGGATATGCGGTTCGTCGGGGGTTGGCTCTGCTTTATGGGCAAAGTGGCTCTTAGGCTATGATGAAGTCATCATGTGCGGTATCCCACTGACCCCTGAGAGCAAGGTTTATGTGGATGGTTATCCGACTAAGCCTATGCAGAATAGCCAGACCGAATGGGCGCATGACGGCAACTTCAACACATGGCATCGTCAAATCCTAATTCGGAAAGACGAGGGACGGTTCCACGGCATATCGTCCATGTCTGGGTGGACCCGCGAGACATTCGGAGCGCCTAAGTGATTCGGATTTTGACTGTCCTAAAGAGCGGTGGCGAATATACGTATAAACACGTAGATAGACTAAGAGAGATGTGCGCCGACAAGGCTGGCATAGAGCATGAGTTTCTGTGCCTGTCTGACCTTGATGGACCGAATATGATCCCGCTTCGTGATGGGTTGCCGGGGTGGTGGTCTAAGATGGAAGCTTTCAAGCTGCCGGGGCCATGTATCTACTTTGATCTTGATACGATCATCTGTGGCTCATTGGACCGCGCAGCCAATCTAGCAAAGGCCGTCCCGTTTGCCATCCTTAGAGATGCCTATCGCGGCAAGAATGATCCCACCGCCATGCAGTCCAGCGTGATGATGTGGTGTGGCAATATGAGCCATCTCTATAGTGCCTTCATGGCTGACCCTATCCGCCACATGCAAATGAAGGGCGGAGACCAAGCCTTCATCGAGACACAGATAAGTAAAACTACGTATATACAGGATAGGCTCCCCGGTCAGTTTGTGTCATACAAGGTTGACGTTAGGGGCAAGCATGTGCCTGATAATGCTAGGGTAATCTTCTTTCACGGACATCCTCGCCCTTGGGAACAGACGGACATACCCTATGAATAAGCTTATTGATGGATGGTGGGTTCCAGAGGCCGACGAGAAGTGTTTCCACGCTGTAATGGCAGAAGTGGATAAGGTCTTCCATGTCGCGCCAAAGTGCCAAAGGCGGCGGTCCTGCATACAGGCTGGCGGCAATGTAGGGATATTCCCCAAGGCTTTGTCTAAATTCTTTGAGACTGTTTATACTTTTGAACTAGACCCAATGAACTTTGGTGCAATGCAAGATAACTGTATCCAGATTGATAACATCATTATGCGGAACGCTGCCCTGACTGACTTTCATGGCATGGTCGGGGTTGACCGGATCAAGCCAAACAATGTCGGGGCGCATCAAGTTAAGCTGGATGGTGACATCCATACGGTCATGATTGATGATCTTGGCTTGGAAGACCTTGATCTTCTTTGGTTGGACATTGAAGGATCAGAGCATCCGGCCATATTGGGGGCTACTGAGACTATCAATTACTGTTCACCTATAGTTGTCTTAGAGTTAAAGGGACTTGGTGAACGGTATGGTTACTCTGACCAACAGACATTCGACCTGATGGAATCTTTAGGGTATAAGATTTCTCAGAAGATCAGCCGAGATTATATCTTCGTTAGAGGTTGAAATGGCGACCGGAGACACGAAACTAACGATCTGCAATGATGCTATCATTATGCTTGGCGGTCGGGTGATCTCCTCTTTCTCTGAGGGGACAGATAACGCTCAGGTCGCGGATCGGCTCTATGATGATATTAAGGTCATGTGCCTTACCCTATACCCATGGAGCTTCAGCTTCAAAAAGGTTCAGCTTGCTAGGACGTTGAATACGCCTGTCACTGAATGGAAGTATGAGTATCAGATTCCCGGCGATGTGATCTCTGGCCCTCGCGCCTTGTTTGATACATCAAGCCCCGGCGCTCGCCCTGTGACTTGGTGGGAGAAGTATGAAGATAAGATTCTGACCAGCTATGAACAGGTCTGGATCGACTATCAGTATGACCCCGGCGAAGATCGTCTCCCGTCCTACTTTGTCCAGCTATTGAAGTATATGCTGGCATGGCACTTTGCTGAGCCTTTGACTGACCAATTCACCAAAGGTGACTACTGGCGCAACATCGCAGTAGGCACGCCACAGGAGAACGGTCGCGGCGGCTATATGCGTCAGGCCATGAACATCGACGGCCAGAGCCAGCCAAACCAAATGATCGAAGACTTTAGCCTGATCGCTGTGAGGAACTAATGTCCCGGCTGATCCAGATTCAAACGAACTTCAGCACGGGCGAAACTGACCCGCTCATCAGAGGTCGTATTGATCTTCAGCAATACTATTCTGCTTTGCAGAAGGCGACGAATGTTACGATCATTCCGCAGGGCGGTGTTCGCCGTCGCCCCGGCCTTCGTTATATTGCAGAGCTTCCAAACACAATCGCTGATGACGGCATAGCTATCGCACCATTCGAGTTTAGCGCGACAGACTCGTATATGCTCGTGATTATTGCTGGGCGCATTTATGTCTTCAAAGATGCTGCTTTAGTTACGAACATCAATGGTAGTGGGAATAACTACATTACCGTATCAACTATTACCGCAGCCATGTTGCCAGACCTAAACTGGACCCAATCGGCTGACACTATGGTTTTCGTCCATCAAGACCTAAAACCAATTAGACTTGTGCGTGGTGCTACTGATGCGTCTTGGACGGTAGAAGACTTGCCGTTCACTTATATTCCAAAGCACGCCTATAAATTCCAAGAGATCGAATCTCAGATGACAATTACGCCGTCTGCAAAAGATGGCAACATTGATATAACGGCCTCTGCATATACAGGTCATACTGGTTCACTTCAGGCCGCTACGTCATCTACAGTTAAACTTGATACGACAGCAAGCGCGACTAACAATATATATCTTGGACTATATGTTGTTATGACATCTGGCTCCCAAAACGGGAAAGGCAGATTCATTACAGACTATGTGGGATCAACAAAGATCGCTACTGTTGCTCCTGATTGGGATACACCACCATCTGCATCTGACACGTATAAAGTTGTCCCATTCGCTCTTGAGAGCGAAAACCAATACTTGAATGTAAAACCATTCGGGCGCATCCGTATTACGGAATACACAAGCGATACGAAGGTTGCTGCATATACAGAAATTCCTGTTGCCGACACAACGGCTAGGGCTAAAGGCAAGCACTCAACTGAAATTTATTATGAAGATGTATGGTCTTCGTCTCGTGGATGGCCGAAGAGCGCGACATTCCATGAGGGCCGTCTTTACTTTGCTGGCAGCAAAAGCCGTCCGTCAACTGTGTGGGGCTCCCGCGTTGGAGACTTCTTCAATTTTGACAAAGGCCAGTATCTTGACGATGAATCCGTTGAGGCAACGGTTGATACGAACCAGCTTAATGCGATTGTGAACTGCATCTCTGCCCGTGATTTGCAGTTTTTCACAACTGGCTCTGAGTTTTTTGTCCCTCAAGCATCTCTTGAGCCTATTACGCCAAGCAACTTCTTCGTAAAGATTGCAACAAGAAATGGGTGCAAGTCATCCATTAAGCCTGTTGCGATTGACTCTGGAACTCTCTTTATTCAACGCCAAGGAAAAACTCTTAATGAGTTTATCTATACGGATGTTGAAGTAGCTTACATTACAAATCGCATATCGCTTCTATCATCGCACTTGCTAAAAGACCCTATTGATATGGCAATCAGGCGTGCGACATCGACGGATGAAAGCGACCAGCTTTATATCGTTAATGCAGAGGATGGCTCTCTGGTTTGCTATTCACTGCTTCGATCTCAGCAAGTTATCGCTCCGTCTGAGTTTGTTACTGACGGAGAATTTAAGGCTGTCGGCGTTGATGTTGATACAACGTATGTTGTAGTCAAGCGCGTTATCAATGGGTCAGACAAATACTATGTCGAATGGTTTGATAACACTCTGACGCTTGATTCCGCAAAAACTGGCGGTGCCGCATCTGGGGCGACCGTTGCCCACTTGGCTAATGAAACAGTCAAGGTTATCGCCGATGGCGTTGTGCTTGCTGATGAAACAGCAAATGGATCAGGTGTCATTACCTTTGATCGTGCGGCAACATCATCTTATCAGGTCGGCCTAAACTACGACATTGAAATTAAGACCATGCCTGTTGAGCCAAGGCTTCAGAGTGGATCATTGCGCGGCTTCAAGAAGCGCATCATTGAAGTCACTCCTCAATTCTATGAAACTCAATCTGCCAGAATCAACGGCCAAGAGATTCAGTTTAGGCAGTTTGACACTCAGGTTCTCGATGAGCCTGTGGCGGAATACACTGGTATCAAAAAGATCGGGCCTTTGCTTGGGTTCGATTACGAAGGTGTTATTACTGTGACACAAGGAGCGCCGTTAAAGATGACGCTTCTGTTCCTAGAGTATCAAGTGAGCGCGGGTCAGTAAGATGGAACTAATTGTTGTCCCTCTCCTTACAGCGTTTGGCGCTACTGGCGCTGCTAGTGCGGCCACAGCGTTAGGAACGTCAGGGCTGTTCACGGCATTGGGTGGTCTTGGCTCTGTTGTTAGTGGCGTAACCAGCATTTTTGGTGGGATGCAGCAACAG